AAGGGGCCGTCCTTGGTTCCGCTTTGCTGCAATGCTTCGACCGTGTTGTATGCGTAGATGCCTGTATTTGTGTAAGTCAACGACGCACCCGAGCGTTGCTCGAATAGGTTTGAAGAATCCAAATGAGCAAGACCCCAAGTGTATTTCCACCGTCTGCCTGTGGTCACAACAACATTGCCAGTGATGTATGCAACAAATGTCTGCTGAATGTTTGGAGGACTAGAGCGAGCGTCAAATTCATTGCGCTCGTTTACCTTGTCGGCCATCTTCTTGAATGCGCGTACATTCAAAGCACCGAAATTGTTTCGGATGTTGCCGTTGATATTCATTATGTGTTCACAATTCCAAGTGCTGAGAAAGCGACTTCATCGGGAAATGGCTGCTTCCAATAGACAACATTCGCCTGCTCAGGATTCGCCGCGCTAATCGCTGATCCCGGTGTGACGCGGGTAGTCGACGCTCTTTGGTCTATGTCACGCAGCGGCTGCTGGCGTAGGTGGTAGGTCGTAGGATCGTATGAGAATTGATAGTTGATCTCGTATTGATTCGGGCCAATTCTCGAAGTGTTTGCACCTACGAAAAGAAGTGAACTTGCAGCACATACAAATGTTTGACCAGTTGAACCCAAAGTAAAGGAAGCAACATTTCTTTTTCCAGCCACCGCCAAAATTGTTGCGTAATCAGGTCGACCGTAGATCACATTTCGCACGCTAATATTCTGAATTGGAAGCAACATTGATACTGGTTCGCCCGCGCTATCTACCTTTGTTCCTGCAATGTCGATCAATGCTGGCAGCGATATGTTTGAACTGGTTGGAACCGTCGCACCTGTGCGCCAAATATCAACCGTCTGAACGGAGGTCTGCACCTCGATGCTTGTGAAACCCACTTCCGTGGCCGTCTTCACATCTGCCGCCACTGGGCCTGCTGCTGCGTCTCCGACTGTCGAATCAAAATTGAAGTCGACAACCCACAACTTGCCTAGACCTTCTTGAACAGGACTGATGGTGTAGGAGATGAATCGAAAGAATGGAGCCGCGACCGATTCAGTGCCGCCGCCAAAATCCAAGTACGGCGTGATCGGGTTTGTGACAGTTGTGTCGACGATGTTGGCAATCGTCAGACTTTGCTCATCAGCATCACGAACAAGGTAACTGTGAACGGCTGTCCACTTGCCTTTGTCGAATGTCGCCGAGCGCGTGCGTTGAAGCCATACGAGACTGAATGCCATTATGCCGTTCCTCCTGAGTTGTCAACGATTTGTTTGAGTGCTGCAAGTTGTAATGTGGCAATATCATTTGCCTTCTTTGCGCTGTTGAGCAGTTCGGTCTGCTTGGAGAAGTCTGCGGAACCCGCTACCTTGACGCTGCCGATGGCGGTTGCGAGTGAGTCGACTCCCGGCATGGCGTTGCCTCGATTCGCCTGCTCTAAATTTTTGGCGGCCGCATCCGCTATCTCCTGCCCCTTCTTCAAGTCCTCAGTGTTCCATTCTTGGATTTGCTTTTGAAGTTCAGATTCCTTGCTGATGTCTTTCTCAAGTTGCAGTTGCTCCGTTTTTGCGTCAACGATTTTTTGATATTCATCGGAGTGCAGATTTGTTCTTTTCAAATCAATTAGAAAAATCTCCATCTCTGTTTTGCCGAGTTTCTCTGTGTCAGTGATGATGTCCGCAAGGATGTCGGCAGCATTCTGTCGTTCCTTGTTTTCGTTGGCTAGAACTTCTTGATATTTTTTTTGACTATCTAGTCTTTGTTGCTCTGCAATTTTTTGTGTTGCTTGAGCAGCCGCTTCTTCTGCTTGAACAGCCGCATGATTTGCTTTTTCTTTTGCGGCTGCTTCAATTCTGCTTTGTTGCTGCTGTTGCTCTTGTCCCATCGCTCCGCCCATGTACCCAATTGAGTCAAGAATCGATGCAATCAACTTGCCTCCTGCTCCGGCGATCGGCAAGTCCTCGAGTGTCGTAGCAATTGTTTGCCCAATTGCAGTAGCAGTTTCTCCAAAGCCTTTTATGCTTCCATCCTTAAAACCTTTTACAAGTTCATTGGCTGCTTTTAGTCCTGCATCAATTAACCCGATAGCGCCCAATCCACCTAGCAATCCACCTACTGCACCCTTCATCTGCTTTGCATTGATCTTGGCAATATGACCCGCAATCCCAGCACCGCTTTTCTTTGCGGCATTTTCGGCTGCTTTCATGCCTTGCACGAACGGATCAGGATTCGCGTAGAGATCGACTGTCATCTTTCCTGTGACTGGCATTACTTAATTCCCATCTGTCGTTTGAGTTTTTCAAGTGCTTGCTGTGGTGTCTGCTTTGGCTTCTCGAAGTACGGCATGAAGTCTTGCGGGCTGTACGACTTTGAATTGCTAGACCTGTTCGAGTTGGCGATCGTCGACGCGACAATGCCCGCGCCGAGGTCACCGCGCTGGCGTGAGTCGAGGCATCCTGTGATGCTCTGATATGCGATCCATTCTTGGAGTTCTCGTGATGACATTCGATCTCCTAATTCGGCAACAGTCATTTTCAATTCAGCCGCAAGCGTGAACATAAACAGCCTTAGTCCGCTGCGGCATCTCAGTTTTTTTCGAGTTCCTCAGCGTCCTTTGCCCCAAGTCCCGAAAGGCGTTGACAGTGCTCGTACAACTTATCGATCACCGAAGCGGGCATTGCGCCTACTTCTGCAATCTCTGCATCCGTGAACAGTCTCACGCCAGCCTCGTCGGTTAAACACCTCACGACGAGACTGGCGCGGATGTTCTTCACGCCCTTCTTGATGTCACGCTCCGAATACACATACTGCTCCCATGAGTCCCGCTCGCCAGCTGTGAGGCCGCGAAGCGAGATAAGTCCGTCAATGCCCGCAACCTTGACGGTGGCGGTTGGGATCTTGAGTGCAAGTAGTTGTTCTCGGATTGACATTGGGTTCTCGATTAGGTGGTTGGGGTAATCGTGTACACGCCGCTGCACTTGATGGTGAATGACGCAGTCATCACAGCGTCGAGACCAGCCTTGATGCTGAGAGATGTGACGATGCCGATGCCAGTGATCTTGGTTGATTGATAGCCAGAACCACCAAAAAAGATTTCATAACTTTGTTTTAGACGACTAGTGAGAGCGGTTTGCAAAACCAAGATGCCTGCATCGTCGCTGTCGTAGTTCACTTCTGCGCTGATGGAACCCGGGTCAAGCAGACCAGCCTGAAAAATCTTTACTGCTGAAGCAAGAGAAGTGGTTTCAATGGTGCTTTGAGCAACCCCATCAAATGAGAGTGAGGTGCACTCTCCGACTGTTGTAAGACTTGTGGTCTGCACTGTGTCTTGCTGAGTTGGTGCAGCCGAAGTATTCGCAGGATTTGCGAGAATCTTGAATGTTGTTCCGTAACTAATTAACTGAGCCATGTGATTATTCTTTCTGTGTTATGGCTGCGATCCGTCAGTTAACGCAACTGGAGAAGGAGCCGATGCGATGTAATAAATTTTCAGAGTGACGCTGCAAACGAAAGCACCAAGTTCAGTGCCTTCGCCGCCAAGGTCGTAGTTCATGTTCATGCCATCAATGCGAATGCTTTGAATCGTCATCGGGCTGTTGGTTGAGGTCGCCAGTGTTCCCTTTGCCGCGTAGAGATCGACCCGCACGCGGTCTGCAATGTTGGCCGCAGAGACGAGCGACGAGTGCACGCAATCCACAGTCACTGTGGCGACCCGCAGGCGGTCGGCTCCAACAAGTGTCGGACTCGCAGTGTCATCGCTTTGTGAACTCACGACGATGAACGGCATTGGGGTTGCTGGCGTGACGAACGACTGGAAGATCTTGGTCGAAGACCCAAGACCTGTGATCACGCTTGGAGACTGCTGCAAAGCGAGATGGATGGCTTCTACGAATTTCATCGTGCCGCCCTGTTCATTTCTTTTGCGATGCGCTTGAATACTTTGTCAAGTCCGTATCCAACATCCTCAGTAAATTTGGCGTTGATTGCCGCGCCGTGAGTCTTGAAAAAATATTGAAATATTTTCCAGCCTGTGTATGCGCGTGCGGGATCTTTGTAGCGACCGTGCTCGATAAGCCAGGAGTTTTGCGTATAGCCCCAAATGCGGCTCCACACGCTGGCCTTGTTCTTGCCGATTTCGTATGGAATGATTCTGTGACTGTAGATATTGTGAGCGATACGAAGTCGGCTCTCCTTGATCGGATGGATCGGCTGATGCTTATTTGCACGCCATCGCCACGACTTTTGAGCCTCGGTCTGATTGTCGTCGTTCTTGCCAATGTATGTGCCGTACAAGCCTGCAAGTTTGTCTCGCGGTCTAGTCAACGCTTTGATCTCGGCTTTTTTCAAAACCTTGTAAAGATCGTCGGTGCGCATGGTCTTCATCTGATCAAGGAACTGATCCAAGCCTTTGATGATCTTGCCGTCGCTCGACATTACTGCACCTCTCGACATTGCATGGTGAGTGTGTGACCCGCCGACTTGTAGTCGACGATGCTGACAATCTCGAATGTGGTGGAGATCGTCGTGCCGTTAGTGCCGCGACTCAGGCTCGCTGTGAAGCGGTCAAATGGCTTTATGCCCGGGTAGAAGTTGGTTGTGATCTGATGCGTCACGACCTGACTGAGAGCCATGTGGTTGGTCTTCTCCACCGCGCTCGAGTCTTTGATCTCGCCGAAGATGGTGTCGCCAGCGGTGTAGGTGTAGGTTGGTGTTCCAAATGAAGTCAGGGTCTGCGTGCGTGCGCCGATGATCATCGGAGTTCGCATCATCCCGCTGTTCATTGATATTCTCCGCTCTTGTATTGAGCGATCAAAGCCTTGATCGTGCCGGGCACTTCGTACTGTTGACCCGGAGCGAGTGTGGATCGATAGTCGTAGAGCGTCGAGCACTGCATCAAGATGGCGTGCTTGAGTGCGATCGGGATCGCAGTTGCACTGGAGCCGTGACCCGCAACATAGACAACTGTGACGACTCCTGCGCCGCCGCCGACGAGTGACGGCCATGACTTGCCGTCAAGCAGCTGGATGCGTCCAATGCCGTTGTATGACTTCACGGTGTAGTCGGTTGACGCTGACAGCGTCTGTGTGTTGCCGTCGGTGTCGACATATTGCACGCTCGTCACGCTGACCAGCGGCGAGCGCGGCAAGGCGATCTCGTAGGACGAGCCGTTGTACATCTCGCCGCTTGAGCCTTGGACTGGCGTGTTCTGTGGGAATGCGTCGTAGACCGATGTGAATGTCGTATTCGGGATTGCGATGCCGCAATAGTTCTCGATCATCATGCGGGCTGTTGTAATGATCGATGTCGACCCGCCAGTGCTGGCTTGGATATATGTGGTATCTAGAGAATGAAACACACGCAAATGCGCAAGACATTGCGCAGTTGAGATCGGCTCGAAACTTGGTTCGGTTGTGATCTTGGTGTTGACTCTCATGCGAATACCCTCATCGGAGTTGTCGGTGCGGGGTCGAGGATTGGGAGTTCATCTAGTTGGTCTTGCGCTAGTAGGTCACCGCAGACGCGTAGGTTGGCGTGGTAGCGGTCGTCAAGCACTACGCTTTCCTTATCAACTATTCCGTAAATCTTGCCGATGAAATCAATGTCCACGCGGCCACCGTCCCATTGCCCGATGATGTCGCCGCTGGCGTTGCGGGTTGCGACACCCGCTGCAAGCAAGCAGGATTCCATATTTGACTTGGTCGATGTGCGTAGGAAATAGTCAATCATGTGGTCATCGCAATCAGTTGCGCGCTGGTAAGCGCGGTTGGGTAGTACTTGATTTGGCGAATACTGCCGTTGAGAACTGTGGTTAAATCCGTCAGCGTTGAGCCATCGGTGCTAGTTCCACCAAGCACAAGCCAGGTCGGCGCGACGCTGAACAACAACGCTGAAGATGTCGCAACAGTTCCACCGTTTAAAGACAAATTGACTGTTGATGTCGTTCCAGTGCCGGGATAAGCAAAAGAGAAAGCGCCTTTAGTTCTTGCGCCGCTTGTCAAACTATTTCCAGTGGTTACATAATTGGGACTTGCATTACGATCACCAACTCGCAACGCACCCGCCGCGCTTACCTGTTGCAAATGCAAATGCTTTGTGGCTATGTCATCAGTCGAAATCACGCTTCGCACAGTCGAAGTAATCCCGCGCACGCCGCCGTGGAAATCCACGAAGAATGTGCCTGTAGTTCCACCTGTGAACCAACTTGAAAAGTTGGTGGTGGTCATCAATGCGAGATCGGGGTTGCGTGTTACTTGCGCCGTGGTTGTCGGGATGTAGGAACTTGCGGCTGTGCCTGTTTCAAGTTGTGCGCCCCATACATATATTACTTCAGCTGGTGATGCTGCTGCAGTGCGGCTGCATATATAAACATAAATACCCGTGGTTGCGGCGTTAGTTGTAAAAGTAGTTGTAACTCTTGTCCAACTGTTTGTAGTATATGTGTGATTTGTTAGTGTTACTAAATCGCCACTAAACCCTGCGTATGAATATATTCTGCATTGATTACTTGGCGTTCCTCTAATGTAATAACTAAATGTATATTGAGTTGATCCTGATACTGCAACTATTTGCGCCCGAGAACAGTATGTACTTGCAGTGAGTGCAATTTTTGTAGCGGTATTACCATTTGCAGGGTCTAAAACTTCAGTTGTATTTTGGGTTAATGTAGTACCTGAGCCAACTAAATGACTAATACTTGAATTTATGGATTGAGAATATAAAGCAATGTTTATTGCTTGACCCTCAATTAACAACCCCTTCGCCGCAAGCGTCGTCGGGTCGTAATCGAAGCGCGCCACATCCTGCGCGGCCGTAGTGACATAACCCGACGAATTGATGTAGGTCGCCGTGTTGGCTGATCGTGTCAGCACCACGCGGGGATCCAAAGAGCCACCTGTGAAATCTAAATTCAGCGTAGAGCCGTCGCCCTTTCGGCGAAACAATAGCGCGGCGGCTGCGTTGCTTCGGCTCATCGCGGAGTTGCTCCCTTCTTCACAGCCTTGCATGGAACGGCCCGCGAGCAGCACTGCACATCGTCAGAGTCTGCACGCTCGGCGTAACCAAGTGCGAGCCACTCGATCGCTGTGCGCTCGTCGACGGCGACCACTTCGCCCGGCGCGTGAACGCCAGTCGCTGAGGCAACTGCTTGAATCATTTTCACATTCCGCATAAATCCTCGGCACGCATTTCTGCGAGCCGAGGGTTGAGTCAATTCAATTTAGTGATCTT